TTCATCATCAAGGAACGATTGCTCCTCATTATCTACGGTGCCAGAGACGAGTTTTCCCGCACAAGCCGAGCAAGCACCTGCTTTACACGACGAAGGAAGGTCAACACCTGCATCTTCTGCTGCTTGAAGAATGTAAACATCATCATCACAAGGAAAAGTGTACTCCCCATCAGGGGTTTGCATAGTAACGTTGTAAGTGGCCATTAGTAAGTTTCGCAAAGTTTTTCAACGGATGCTGCCAACAGAATGAAGAAGGCAACAGATGTAAGTGTAAAGAAAGTTGCTGTCATTGTCAAGTTATGTTAGAAGATGCCGAAAAAGAGTTTACCTGTAGCAACGTATGAGATGAGACCGAAGATGATACCCATCATTGCCCAACGACCGTTATACATTTCAATGCGTTGATAGGGAGTCATCAAACCTTTACGATTGTACTCTTCATAAACCATCTGGGGTTCTTTTGCCCACATGTTTTGTTGACCATGCTCATTAGTGGTAACTGTCATTTGTAAATAATTGTAACACACTAATATATATTACAACTTTTCTTTACATTTGTCAAGTTGATGGGAATTGGATTACATCATCACTCATATTAGGAATGCTAATGTTGTAGTCAGGATCCCAAGGTTCAGAATTAGAGAAACTGATATCAGACTCTGGTTCTGAATTATACATGGTACGAAGACCAGTGTAGTGACGCCAGAGATCCCCAAGGAATCCAATGTCACGACGTTCTTCAATACCAGTGATCAATGCAACTCCTGCTGCCTCAACAGCATTGGAGAGATAAGATTTCATACTAGGCTTCGACATCATCTTTTACATAGCAGGGTACAGTTGCGGGATCCAACCACTTGGTATATTCAAAGTCAGTCATGGCAGTATCCATCTGCATAGCATTATCGCAGAGATACATGTCACGGTATTTACCAGTGTAGGAATCCACCTTTTGAATACGATAATCAGGTTGGCCATTTAATTCAATGGTTCCAACCTGAACGTATCGATATGGAAACCGTTCCAGGAGAACAGTTGGTTTCTTCATTGAGTCACTTGCGAACCCACTTATCATACCATGGGGTCAACTCAGTGTCAACATGGCAGTGGGGATACTGATGTTTGCTTTGATCATGATCGTAAAGTTGATTGTGGTTCTCCACTTAGTGATCTGACCTTCTTCATTTGGTTCATGATCCCAGAAACCAACCTCATATCCATGAGGTAGAGCAGAGTCATAGAACAACAGATCACCTTCTTCAGTTGCCATACCAACCACACCACTATTGTGGGGACCATAGTCCTTGTAATTTGGTTCGATCACTCGGAAGGCAGGACGGGGATCATAGAACAGTGTAGGAGAACAACCCTCAGGCATGTCAACATACAAACAACCTGAGTATAGGGAGTTGGAATGTGTATGAATGGGATGACGGTATCCAGGTCCTGCCTGGTTGATCCACATCTCACTGATATAACATTCTTGATATTCAACCTGATTCCAATCAAGCACCTTACGTGCAGATTCATAGATTATATCAGACAACCATGTAAGGTTTTCTTTTTCATGACACTTGGTGTTCTCACTAATTCTAAAGTTAGTGAGTTGTGAAGGACCTTGACCACAGTCTTCCTCACAAAACTCACGAATTTTATCTAAATTAGATTTGATCTCTGGGATCTGAAACTTAAAAATGTTTGTAGGAAATAGAGTTGCTACCTCCTTCAATTCTTTAGTATCGTCTTCTGGTACATTCATAATTATCAATTGAGATAACAATGTCGGTAAGAGGACTTGAACCTCCACGTCGCAAGGACACTGGAACCTAAACCCAGCGCGTCTACCAATTCCGCCATACCGACAAAAAAGGGGAGATTGGGTCTCCCCTCATGCTCGCCACTTACTTTTTCTAAAGCAAGAAACATAAATGGGTCAATGACTCCACCACCTTATTTTAGGAACAAGGAAACCCGAGGATCCAAAGGGATCATCCCGACCAGGGTTGTTAACGTGTCTCCATCACGGCAGGAGTCGTCCATCCGCACCACCTAGTTTTGCCAAGAACTAGGAAACTTACACATAGGCAAGATCATAATAAAGGTTATTTGATAAGATCTCATAATCTTCATCGGGGTCACCGTAGAAATCAATACCTTTTCTTTGATAAAATGCTAGGACTTTATTATAAAGAGAGGGATGATCTACATCTAATGTGACATCACCACAAGCTGCAGAACGGAGAATGTCCAAATAAGGACGAAACGATTGTTCAATAGTCATGGGCCTATACCTATTCGACTGGGTTACTTCCTCAGATGAGGAACGGGTTAGGTAGGGGTCGAACCTACGACCGACTGCTTAGAAGGCAGTTGCTCTATCCACTGAGCTACTAACCCACGGCACCTCAAGTGCTGGGTAGTAACTCTTCCAGTTCTCGGATCTCCAGATTTAACATCTGTGCTTCCTCAAGATCTCCATCTTCAACAAGATCGTGGAGTTCATCAATCAGGGATTCGATCATAGTTTCAATATCATCAAGAGAATACGAGAGCATTCGGGGTTCCATCGACTGACTTAGTAAGTATAGGGTGAAAACTTTTGGGTGTCAAGGGGTCCAGGGAAAATAATCTTTTCTCATGTACCGACCCAGGATATTACTGTTGTAGTAGAGGGGAAGATTTGGTTCCAACTCTTCAGTAAGTACATTATTTAGAAACAATTGTTTCGTTTCTTCAAAATTGCACTGACCTTTCGTACTATGTAGTGAGAGAATTTTTCTTTTAAAGTTCGTTTTGCCGAACTTTTTTACGTCCTCTTTTAGTTCAGGACAAGAACCGTAATATTTTTTCCAGTCGGATTCTACCTTCTGTTTTCTTTTCTTTCCAGGAGGCGTTCTAAATGACCAGAAATACTTTCTTCCAATGTAACGTCTACCGTTGAGGATATTGGTAATTTCATAAACAAAACCAAAGTAGTCCCCAACATCGATGCTATCAAAATTTTGTTCCAGATAGGTCCAGGGGTTGTCGTACATTCATCATGTGTCTTTCTCATAATATTTAGTAGTAGTAAGTCCAATTGCCCAATCATTCCAATCTCCACTCACATCATCCCATGGATCGGGAATTACTTGAGTCCTCTCACTTTCTTGTAGTGTTTGTGCATCGCACCCAACATCCAGGCATCTGTCAGTTGCCTCGGACCTTGTTTCAATACTCGGATTTGTGATTCTGAGAGTCGGGAGCCCATCCACGCTAGATACTCCGACTTCCACTCTTGGTTCTGTTCTGTGCTCATTGTCCCAGACCTCGTGAATATCTTTGATTTGAGAATCTACCGAAGCCATAGTCTGCTTCACTTTTCCTTCCCAGTACCAGACCTCCACAAAGGAGAACAGGTGCATGAAAATGGTATCAAAGGGTGGTTTTTGTTTTTTAATCCACCCCTTTATCTTTTGAATTGTAGTTCGTTCTCCACCCCAATGGTGTTCAAATTCAAACTTAAAGTTTGAATCCTGAGAACGAATTTGCTTTGACATCCTGTTTGATACCCCCAATCACATAAGATTCAATTTCAGTTTCTTGGGGTGCGTTTTGCTGCCCCTTACTATTTAGCCAGTGTTCTGTCCAAGGAAGGGGGTTTGCATTAGCATGAATATTGAAGATTGGTTTAAGACCAATTGATTTCAGACGACGATTGGCAATCCATTCGACATATTGTTTGAGTAGTTTATCATTCAAACCAATCATACTGCCGTCCATGAACAGATAGTCTGCCCACTCTTTCTCTTCTGTCACTGCTTTGTTGAACATCTCGTAGACGTTCTCCTCTTCTTCTTTAGCAATCTCGATCATGTCAGGATCATCACCCTCTCTCCACTTATTCAGGATATTTTGCGTGAGAACCAAGTGTTGCGACTCATCACGGGCAATGAGGGAGATGATCTTGGCCGACCCTTCCATAAGTTTAAGTTCACCAAAAGCAAAACTGCAGGCAAAAGACACATAGAAACGAATCCCTTCCAGGATATTGACATTCATCACTGCCTTATAAAGTTTACGTTTGAGTTCCTTCAGTTCCCACTTAGCAGAATCACAATCTTCTAGAGCATGTTCCCACATGTTACCAGCACCCCATTCTTGTGCTGCCTGTAGGAACTCATCGTATGCCTTTGTAACCGACTCTGCACGTGCAATAATACGTTCATCGTCGAGGATAGTATCAAAGACCTCAGAGGGGTTGCTGTAGATGTTCTTGATGATGTAGGTGTATGACCTGCTGTGAATCTGTTCAAAGAACTCCCAGGTCAACATGGCACCCTCTAGTTCGGGTAGTGAGCAGTAAGGGATAAAAGCAAGCCCAGGACCACGCCCTTGTACAGAATCCAGGAGGATCTGGTATTTAAGGTTAGAAGTGTAGATGTGCTTCTGCTGGGACTGTAATGTCTGATAATCTGCTCGATCCTTCTGGAGACTGACTTCCTCAGGTCTCCAGAAATAACCAAGCTGTTGTTGATTAAGACGATCAAAGATCGGATACTTGTAACTATCATAACGTTGTACACCTAGTGGTTTGCCAAAAAACATGGGTTGTTTCTTGGTATCATGCTTTTGCTTATTGAATACAGTCATACCGTCAGGTCTAGATGTTACAAGCTTCGCACTCTGATTCGTTGGCATCTTCTAATTCCGTGAGTAATGTTTGCAATTGATCTTTGATTTTAGTTGATTCTACATCATCTCCATCCTTTTTGTTGTCGTATGTGTTCTGATAGTATGACGTTTTCCAGCCGTATTTGTATGTAGTTAGAAAATCATTTGCGATCACCGACACAGGGACTTCATTATCAGGATAGTTCTCAGGATTATAAGACCAGTTACCAGAGATTGCTTGGTCAAAGAACTTCTGCATCACTGCTACAACTTTGATGTATCCCTCGTTAGATTCCATATCCCAGAGAAGGGTATAGTTTTTCTTGAGAGTATTGTACTGAGGAACGATCTGAGGGAGGGGACCCTTTTTGCTTTTCTTAATGGACAGGTATGCTCTAGGAGGTTCAATTCCATTAGTTGCGTTTGACACAACGGAGCTGCTCTCTGAAGGCATCTGTGCGGACAATGTGCTGTGTCGGAGACCGTGCTCCAAGATAGATGCCCTAAGAGATTCCCAATCATAAAAATATGCAGGTGCTACAATTTCATCAACATCCTTCTTGTATGTATCGATTGGCAGAATACCATCAGCATACTTGGTACGAATGAATCCCTCACAAGCACCCTTTTCTTTTGCAACCTGATTGGATGACTTAAGAAGATAATACTGGAATGCCTCAGTCAACTTATGCACTTCAGTTAGAGAATATGCATCACCGTATTTAGCACCAAGTTTAGCAAGATAGTGTGCCAAACCGATATAACCGACACCAAGAGAACGACGATACTTAGTAGCACGTTCTGCTGCTGCCACAGGGTATCCCTGATAGTCAATCAGTTCTTCCAGACCACGAACAGACAGGTCACACAGTTCCTCAAGTTCATCAACATTACGGAGTTTACCAACGTTGATAGCAGACAGGATACACAGAGCAATCTCTCCATCCACATCATCGATATGATCAATGGGATCGGTGGGCAAAGTGATCTCCTGACACAGGTTCGACATGTAAACCTGATCCTTGAATGAAGAGTGAGAATTGCAATGGTCAATGTTCATCAGATAAACACGACCAGTCTCGTTACGTTCCTTGAGCAGATCTAGAATTAGTTCTTGTGCTCCAACTGTTCGTTTTGGGATGGATTCATCAGATTCGTAACGGCAATATAAGTCATCAAACCTACTGGTCCCAAAACTCTCATACAAACCAGGAACATCATGAGGGGAAAATAACGTGATTTCCCTATTTTGGATAAAACGTTCATAGAAGAGTTTAGAGATTTGGATGCTGTAGTCTAACTTACGAACTCGGTTGTCCTCAGTTCCTTTATTATTTTTTAGGACAATAATGTCTTCTATCTCTTGGTGCC